CTAGTTATACCACTTTCAATCGTTCCTTTCTTAACTGCTTTAATGTTTACTCCTAAGTGCTTAAGGTCTGCTATTAGTCTAGGCTCTGCACTATCTGCTATAATTAGTTTACCCTCTACTTTGTCTAATATTATCTTAGCTAACTCTTGACTCTTTAATCCATTTCTGTAAAGGTGTTCCTTTAAATATATCTTCTTATGTTTCTTGTCTATTGCTACTTCAGTAAGTGAGTCAGGGTCAATACTAAAACCAAAGTCCATTCCACAAGAAGTCTGTAAGTCATCAGGATTAAATGCACCTATAGTCCAATTCTCAAAGACTACTCCTTCTGCCTTTGCTAACCATCCTCCCATTATCTTATGTGTGTACTTTTTAAAGTTAGTATGCTTTATGCTCTTAATACGCTCTAGGAAGCTCTCAGATAGATTAACTATATTATCTAGGTATGTACTATGAATGTAGCATACATTGTCTTTAATGCCATTAAAACCACCTTCAACACCTTTGTCTTCAAAAAACCTCTTGTATATCCAATGTTCCTTAGTAACAGGATTCAATACTAATATGATTCTATTCTGCACTTTCTTTTCTCTTATACTTAAGTCTATTGTATCAAAGATGTTTTCATCTACAAGTTCTTCAGCTTCATCTAAAACCCAAGTGCTTATGCCTTGTAATGACTTTAGACTTGCAGTCTGATTACCTGCTGATGTCTTGATACCTCTAAATAAAATGTCTGATTTGTTTCCTAAGTTTATTACCTCTGCTTTGTTTACGCTAAAGGTATTGTCATATCCTAATAGTCCTATCTTCTCTAAGAACTCAGGTATGATTGACAAGTGAGCCGAGGTCATTGTATAACGTGTGAATAGTACTCTAACATTCCTAGACATAGTTAAGAGCGTAAGAAAGACTGTAACTGCAAAAGACTTTCCTGAACCCCTACCTCCTGTTATGATAAAGTATCTAGCATCTGAATTAAATAGTGCTGTGTATTTGTCGCTAAGATTCAGAGCTTATAAAGTTTATTAAAGGTACGTTAAGACTTTCTTCATTAGTAGTTACGTCTACTCTTTGCTGTGGCTTACCATAAAAGTATTCAAAGTACAACTTAACTGCCCATTGTTGTTTACCCTTTATACCTTCCTGTAAAGCTTCAAGAGCTATTCCACTCATTGGTGTTAAGTGTTCTATTAGCTTTTGTTCTTCTCCTTTACTTTTGCGTCCTGCTCCTTCTCTTTTTCCTCCGTGTTCCATTTTGAAATAATTTGATTAATCAAGTGTTAATATATAATAGAAATTATTGTTATTTATTTAAAACATAGTTAGTTGCTGCTTATGTTTAGTTATTCTTTTCATAGCTTCTTTGTAGTATTCTTTGTCAAGTTCGCAAGCTGTTAAGTCAAACTTTAGATTATGACAGGCTATTGCTATTGAGCCACTACCTAAGTGAGTGTCTAAAATCTTATCTCCTTCTTTTGCATAGTTCATTAATAGCCATTCGTATAAAGCTATAGGTTTCTGAGTAGGGTGCATTCTTATACTTTTCTTGCCTACTCCTTTTATAGCCCCAATAAATCCATACCTATTACCATCCCACATATACTTAAAAATCTTTGCATTTTTATCAAAAGAAGTCCAAGCCATTTCACAATCAGCATAAGTGTCAGAATGGTTTAATTTATCCCAATTCAGATAACATCTTGTATTGCTTAAATGCTCTATAAAATAATTACCTCCCCAAATGATTTGGTTTTTACTTACTCTTTTTAATTCTTCAAAATACTCTTTTTTAGGAATTTCATTATCCCAATCCTTATTAGATATATTATTTAGTCTTTTATTTTTAGTAACACCTATCCCATAAGGTGGGTCAACTATTGCTAAGTCAAAATGATTATCTTCATACCTAGCCATTAACTCCATATTACATTCGTTTGTTATATTCATTTATTCATATTCGTTTGGCAGCATTAGTCTGATACCCAAGTCAGTCATAGCCCACATTCTTATTTGGTCTGCATATATCTCAAAGGCTTTGCTATCCATTCTAGCTGTAGACTTAACTGTTTGTATTGCTACTGTTCTATCGTTTAGTTCTATACTATTCCATTCACTTGAGAACTTTACCTTTAGCAAATCGTGAATTTCGTCAGGGTAGTAGCCTAGTTCGTTTGATAGTGTCTGAACTATACAACTCCAATAATAGTTATTCTGCATATTGCTTCTTGTGTTTCTTTGTTTCTTTACATCTACTAAATAGTCATTACCTAATTCCTTTAAATAGTTTATCAGAGTTTGCTTATCTTTATCACACTTTATAACGAACTTCAAAATAATTCTTTTTGTGGTTGTTTTTTGTTTATCCTTTCGGTCGCTATGTTAAAATACTTTTCATCTTGTTCAATTCCTATAAAGCTTCTGTTTAGGTTTTTGGCTGCTACCCCTGTACTTCCTGAGCCCATTGTAAAGTCTAAAACTGTTTCATTTTCATTTGTGTAGGTTTTTATTAAATACTCCATTAAGGCTACGGGTTTTTGTGTTGGATGCAATCTGTTTAGGTGGTCAGTAGGGAAGTAAATATAACTTTCCGCATAGCTTCTATCCTTCTCAAAATCCTTACCATAAAACAAAGTAGTATTATCATTCCTTATTTCTTTTTGGTTTTCAGATTTTTGAGTTTTAGGCATTTGACTTCTTGCTTTTCTTTTTGTTTTTTGTGAGTTGTAAGTGTATTTTAACTTAGAATTATGTGTAGTCCCACCTTTACTGAAAATCATAATATCCTCGATAGTTTTTCGTGGTTGTGTTTTAGCGTGTATAAAATTACTACACTTGTCTTTATGCCATTTTATGTCGTATTTATAATCTTTTAAGTTACTTATTCTTAAAGTACTACTAAATGGCTCTTGTCCAAAAAGGACTATAGCTCCACTCGGTTTAATGATTCTATTCAGTTGCTCCCACATTAGCTTAAAGTCTATTACACTATCCCACTTACAAGCAGTAGTTCCGTATGGTGGGTCTGTTATGATGGCGTCAATACTTCCTGAAGGAATTGACTTCATTACTTCTAAGCATTCTCCGTGTCTTAACTCTATTTTCATATTAAAATAATTTAGTTTGGTCTTCTGCTTTGTTTATTCTATCGGTTGCTATCTTAAAGTAATTATCATCCATCTCAATTCCTATGAAGTTTCTGTTTGTATTCTTTGCAGCAACTCCAGTAGAACCTGAACCCATTGTGAAGTCTAAAACTGTTTCATTCTCATTAGTATAAGTTTTTATTAGGTACTCCATTAAAGCAACAGGTTTCTGCGTTTTATGAAAAGTCTTACCCTCCGATTCTGCTGTTTTAAAATACATAACATCTCTAGGATATCTAGCACCTTCTGACCTTCCTTCTGACTGATTATAGTTACCATATACATCATCTTTTGATTGCTTCTTCCTAATGCCTTTATTGTAAGCCTCACCTTTAGACATTTGCGGATTGTAAAACGGCTGTTTCTTATAGAATACACTGATATTCTCCTTTGCTCTTAGGGGTTGTTTTTTAGCATTTAGAAAGTTTGTAGCTTTTGACTTCTCCCATACCCAGTCATATTTATAGTTTTTAATATTACTCATCCTTAAAGCACTGCTAAAAGGCTCAGAACCAAATAACACAATAGCACCGTTCGTTTTAATGATTCTATTCAGTTGCTCCCACATCAATTCAAAGTCTATTACATTATCCCATTTACAAGCTGTTGTTCCGTAAGGTGGGTCTGTTATAATAGCATCTATACTTTTATCAGGAATAAACTTCATTACTTCAAGGCAATTACCATTTCTTAAGTCTATCATTTAATCAAAGGATTCATTGATTCCCCTTTCTCCTACTAGCTTTTCTTTTGCTCCTGCCCATAGCTTATCTCTATTCTTAGTTAGACTAGGCTCTGTTCTTTGAAGTGTTGGTATTCCTTCTGTCGGTTCGCTATCCATATACTTACCGCATTCACATTCTGCTTCTTTTGCTACCCAAGCACCATCTCTGTAGACTATTGTAGCTTTAGATAGTTCTTTAGTCTTTCCACATTCGCAAGTGTATAGTGTCATCTCTTTAGCTTATCAAGTTCAAACTCTAAGTGATTAATTGCTTTCTGTATACACTCAATAGGAGAGTCGTGTTTCCTTTCAGCTCTTAAAAGATATGTAACTGCCGTTCCTACGTTATAGCTAAGTTCAAAACCATCTACTACCTTTCTAGCTTCATATCCATTCGTTCCTATGTAGTAACTAGGGATTCTATTTTCTTTCATTTATTCTATCGTGTGCTAGTCCTCCTGTTCTTGTTTCTACCTTATCCATTTTCCACACTATCTTTTCATTTGTTTTATTTCTTACCTTTCCTTCTATGATACTTAAAAGAATAACAAAGAAAAAGAATATAGCTGTTAAGATACCTAGTATTGTAAATATTATCATTTGCTTAATAGTTTTAGTAATTGACTTGAAGTGTAAATGCGGTCATCTCCATCATAGTTTTCATATATCATTGTAAAGTTATCATCTTTCCAAGTCCACAAAGCCCTGACATTCTTTTTGATATTATCTTTTAATATCCATTTAATTGTTTTGTATGTTCTTTTTTCTTCCATAGTTTAATATCCAAATTCTTTGCAGCGTTCATCTTGCTCTGTTAATTATATTTCTTTTAGTTCTTCTTTTATCATAATTCTAATGCCCTTATTAGTGAGTGGGTCTTTACTCTGTTTATTTTAATATTAATTTAATCTTTTGCCAAAATGTCATTTGTCTATAATCCCAATAGAAATTAATCGCTTGTGGTACTCCACTTTGGAAACAATG